TACACGAATTGTTCTGACACTAATGCAGCACAATGGTATTGTAACGGACTTTGTGGCCCCGATTTAGGAATATCATCTTCGCAAGCAGGGGCTGATTGCAATGGTGTATGCGGTGGATCTTCAACATTGGATGCTCTTGGATACTGCAACGGAGATGCAATTATTGATTGCTCGGGTGTAAATTACTATTCCCCCTCAAACGAGGATGGAAATACTTTTTATGATTTTAGTGATTACAATATTACAGAATGCTCCCCTCAAAGTGTCAACGCAGGAGGGCATTGTTGTAGTGAGTGTGGAACAAATGATTGTGGTTGTTTAGACAACAACGGATTATCTCCTTGCATTTGCAATGGTTTTGGTTCTATTTGCAACATTATCTGGGGAGTTGGTTGCGAATATAGCGATTACCAAAATGTTTGCGGTGGGAATTGCTGGGATGTCTCTGCTTGTGGAGAGGACAGCAATGGAAACTGCATCTATCTTGATTGTTTAGGATATTGCAACGGGGATGCTACTCTCGATTGTAATGGGCTTTGTTATTCCCCCACCAATGAAGCAGGTGTTAATAATAATAATAATTGGGATTGCAACGCATTATCTTTAGATTGCGCAAACAACTGCTGTGGGAATGCCGTCCTTGACGATTGTGGAGTGTGTAATGGTGGAGATACGGCACAAGACGCTCATGGTGTGTGTTTTGGACCGTGCTACGATTATTCGTCTTGTGGTGAAAACTCCGAAGGATGTCTCTACACTTCTTGTGACGGATCTTGCACCTCTGCAACTCCAAACCCGACTTGCTTTTCTCAAGTTCAAAGCATGATCGGTCAGATGATGGGGATTCCGTCGTTCATCAACCTCGGATCTCCCAAGCCGAAAGTCGATCTATCCGCCCTCTTGGGCATTCCCATACTCCAATGAGCTGTAACTGTTCTATGAAACCCACACCACCACCCCTGATGACCCAAGTAGCCAACTTTGGTAAAGCCCTTGTGGCGGAAGCTGGGGCAATTGTATCCGGTCAAGATCCTGTAACTTCTGAAGAGCAACATCAACGGCTTGTAATTTGTATGTCGTGCAACTTTTACGACAATGGTCGCTGCCTACTTTGTGGGTGCAACATGGACGCAAAAACTGGGTTCAGGTCTGCCAAATGTGCTGCAACTCCTGCAAAGTGGTAGTTGTTGACAAAACGTCCTCTGATTGGAACCCCCAACGCATAAATGCTGCCCCCAATACTTTAAGGTAAAGGGATAAGCATAATGCGAAAAAAGGAGACCATAACCAAACTCTAAAGATGCCAATCACGCTTCAAACCCAGCCCGTCACCGCAAATGCAGCCCTTGCCGCTGCCGACATCGCAGCCATCACCGCTGCTCTAACCCCTGTTCTTACCCTTCCTAACGGTGAGTCTTGGGCCAACCTGACGGCAATGAACATCACGATCCAGCCTTCTGGCACTGGTGTGTTGAACATCCGTTTTAGCAAGTAATCGTCTGCCCCACAGAATCGGCTCCAAGGTCAGAAATGGCCTTGGGGCATTCTTGGCATAAAGAATGAGCGCACATTCTCAAAACATAGCTGGAGTCGCATCACTGGTTACTGGAATTGGTGGCACGATTACATCTAAAGTCGCACTTGCTGTTTCCCTTACCCCCACAATCTCAATATCTGAACAACTTGTTCAGCAGCAAATTATTGCCACAGAGGTATCTACAATTGCTGGCATTATTGGTGCATTTGCCAGTGTTTGCGCCGCAGCGTTCTACATAACCAGAATTCGAGGCAATAAGAACGATTAACGCTTTTTAGAAATAGGCGCATACAACCGATTTCAAACGTGAGAAAGATTCTTCCCTTAGTTTTAGAAGTATCGCTTTACGTTTTTGCCATCATATTGGCATTAGCATTGGTTTTTTTTGTATCGGGTTGCGCTCATCCGGTTGCAAACAAGACGCAACCCATTATTATCCCATCAACAATTGGGTTATCTTCAGCAGCGCATACTCTCCAAACGGCAAATCAATCTGATGCCCAAGCGATAAGCGTCATTGCACCACTTGCAACGAACGCTACACAACGCATAGCCATTGATACTTTGGAGACAAATCAAGCTATCGAATCAAACACAATTGCTTCTCTCTGGACAAATACCCAGATACTTGAAGGACAGATTTCAAATCTTGTTACGGACAATAGCAATACCCATGCGGCCCTAGTTACTGAGCAATCTTTGACTAGGGCCGCAACAGCAAAGGTTCAAAAAGAATCGAGGATTAACACGTTTGTTGTCTTCCTTCTATCGACGATTACCACTGGTGTTTTTCTTGGTGCTTTTTGGAAGCCGATGACCGGATCGGGAGGATGGATTTCCATATTGGTTGCCCTAGTTGTTACGGGCATTGTTTTTGCCGCTGGATGTGCGTTTTGGTATTACGTCCTGATTTACGTCAGTCAGTGGTTCCCAGCCATTTTTTAATCCATGAGCGATTCCTATCTGGGAAAGGCATTCTCGACCGTTACGGGGATGCCTTCAGCCATTCGGCTGCTCTTTGGTGCAGTTATTCTTACTGATTGCGCTTTTATGTGGGCTCAGATTCTTAGACTTGCTTTGGATGGCAAGATTCCCCCGATTGACGCAGGAACCGTGGCATTCTCGGCAGGAATAACAACTATCCTGACGCTTCTTTTGGGATGGGCAAGATGGCAAGAATCCCTGAGCCATTTTCCATCCGCTCCAGATTCACCGTTGCCGCAACCTCCTGAGCCCCCATCGGCATGAAACTGGAAGACATCCTCGACGCAGCAGATCAAGAGTCTAGCTATTTTCAGCAGGCACTTGCCATTGTTTTACCGGATGAAATTGTTACCGACTCACAAGGGAACATTATTCCAGAAAGACCAGATTCCCACGGGTTGACTTTTGCTGGATTGAATCAAGTCGATGACAACCTTCCGGTTGACGAAACGGGAACCGTTACGGCTACTCCGGAGTGGATCATGATGACCTACTTGGAAAACTACTGGGAGGGTTGCAAGTGCTATGGATTGCCGTACCCCTTGTGCATTCTAGTGTTCGTACAGGCAGTAAATCAGGGTGACTCAGAGGAGATTAAACTGCTTCAGTTTGCCTTGAACGACTATGGGGCGCATCTAACCGTAGACGGGGTTATGGGTCAAAAGACACTGAATGCTGCCATGCAATGCCCTGACAGCAATGGGTTGGCTTTGGCTTTCCTTGCAAAAAGCAAAGCGCATTACCAGTCCATAGTAGCCAACAACCCGAATGAATATAAAAACCTGCAAGGGTGGCTGAATCGCATCAACGATCTACAAAAACAGTTTTCTATATGAGTAGCAGCAATCCCATCGGCGCATCTCTTGTAAAAGATATTTTAAGACGCTTTTCAGAAATCCCCACTCTGACGCTAGCAAAAAAACTTTACGCAAATAACCCAGAGGTGTGGACAAGCCTTGAATCTTGTAGATCCCATCTAAGAAACTTTCGCGGGAATAACGGCAAGACAGCAAGGGATGGTATAAAAAACCGTGAGTTTTATCGAGCAAACGGCAAGCCGCAAGATCCAACCAAGCTGCCCACAAGTTACAAAAGGAAATGGGAGCCGTACATACTTGAGGGCAAAAAAGTCGGCATCATCAATGATGTCCATGTGCCATTCCATTGCAACGTAGCTCTGAAAGCAGCATTGGATTACCTAAAAAAGCGCAAGGTGGACGTAATCCTGCTGAATGGAGACACGATTGATTTCTACCAGTTGTCTAGGTTTGAAAAAGATCCAAGGGAGAGAAATACCCACCATGAAATCAAGGCAACCAAGCAATTCTTGGACTATCTAGCTGAGAAATTTCCAAAGACAAAAATCATCTGGAAGGATGGCAATCATGACGAGCGTTACCAGTCGTTCTTGAGGTGCAAAGCCCCTGAGTTGCTAGACATCCCTGAGTTTCGGTTTCCGGTTCTCATGGATTTTGAAAACAGAGGGATTGATTACGTTACCGAAAAGCAGCTGATCCAAATTGAAGACCTGACGATCCTTCATGGTCACGAGTACGCAACCCCACTAATCGGCCCAGTCAACGCAGCCCGTGGATTGTTTCTCAGGGCAAAGTCATGTGCGCTAGTTGGTCATCACCATCAGACGAGCGAACACACAGAAAGCACCATTCAGGGCAAAATGATTACCACTTGGTCATTGGGCTGCCTTTGTGATTTGCATCCACGGTATATGCCCATCAACAAGTGGGGACACGGCTTTGCTGTTGTTGAGCGTGGCAGTGGGTGGTTCGAGGTAGACAACAAAAGGATTCTCAATGGCAAGGTGCTATGACCGAAATCAAGATTCAAACCGGAGTCTTCGATGACGTGGTGTGGATTGTTGCTCCCTGTGACCACAAGCAGGCAGTTGAATGGTTGAAAAAGAAAAAGATCACTGATTTTGACCATATCGACGAATACAAAGAGGCCCGTGGGATGTGTGCTAGGAGGACTAAACGGTCTGCCTCGATCATCTTTCTAAAAAAACGTCCTGTAGACGCAGATACCATTGCCCTGCTTTGCCACGAGGCAATACACGCCGCAAACCAAATCATGTCGGATAGTGGGGTTAGGGATAAGGGGGATGAGGCAACCTGCTATCTTGCCCATTTTATCGTCCGAAAAGCCTTGGGTGTTTTCTTGAAAAAGGTTGCTTAAACCACTTGCATCAATTGGAGGAAGGATGTAACTAGGTGATCCATGCGAGAAGCATCATTCACCCCAGACATGGCAGATGAGATTGATTCCCTAGAGGACATTCTCAAAGAAATTCATCGGGAATCAGGGTGGACTGGCGTTGCTGCTTTTATACGGCAATCCACCAGTCGCACTATCACGGTTTCCGAAAGTCACTACCTCCAACGAATCATCCAGAAGCTCCTGATTCCATCGAATCTATGGGTATCCGTGGTTGGACTCATGTTTGCCACGGGATTGAATCGTTTGAACATTTACAAGTCTCAGCGTGATGCAGCCAAGCAGTACGGCCTCACGCCAGCAGCAATCAATGCCGCTGCGAATGAGTGGCTGGAAACACTAGACCTTCCCAGAAACGAGCATTTCAAGTCCGAGGCAGCGGTTGCCTCCTACAAAAAGAACGGAAAAGAAAACCACTGGAGATCCCAATGCAAACCACCAACCAAAGCCTAGCCAACATTCAGCAGCGCATTTCTCAATGCGCCACATTCAGCCCCAACGGCCTCGTCCTATCTGCCGATTGCACCCAAGAGGATGCGGTAGATGTCCTGAAGTACCTCCGGTCTATCGACACGTCGATGGAGTTTTTGATTGGTGATTGGGTATCTCAGGCCAAGGAAAAGTACGGGGAGCAGTTCACCAATGAGGCTCTTCAGCAGTTGGAATTTGACTGGGTAAGGGTTTCTCGTGCCGAAAAACTGGCAGGCATCCCGTCCGAAATCCGCAATCCCAAGCTCAGTTCGGCCCATCATGCAGCAGTCTTGAGGCATACTTCTGACCCAATGAAGCAGGCCGAGTTGCTTGAAATGGCAGCCCAGAATCACCTTTCCCCGATGGAAACGAGTCGTTCGGCCCGTGGTGGAAGGCTCATCACCAAGGATGAGATAAAGAAGCAATGCCCTCCGAGGGTTGGGTTCTACACCATTCAGGCAATCATGCAGGACTTCGAGAAATGGGTGCGTCAATGCCCATACGATCACTGGAATGATGACGACCGGAAGATGTTCCTTCGGGAGGTGAGGGTGTTCACGGATTTTGTGGAAACCCAAAAAGCCCGAATGGGGTCTTCTGTTTAATTAAACACTTGGTTAATGCTCAAGGTTTAAGCCGATGCAAAAAAGACTAGGTGAAAGACTAGGTTTTCCCATTTTCACCTAGTCTTTAGGTTCCTTAAACCTGCCGTGAACTGCCTCAGCAGCGAAATCCTACAGAGTAACTGCCTAGAACTGCCTAGAAGCCAACAGTGTGGGGAGACTCTTAATCAATTGGTTGAAGGTTCGAGTCCTTCCCGATCCACTCCCTTAAATGCTAGCCCTACGGGGCATTCGAGGGTGAAGAAAAAAGGTGACGTACTAGGTGAAAAGACTAGGTTTCTCTTATGAGCCAATTCACCGCAACAGCTACGCAGTACCTGATCCGCAACGAAAAGACCGGAACCTACTTCATCCGGAAGTGGGTTTCTGGAAGGGCCGTTAGGATTTCTTTGAAGACCAAGCAGCTATCCGTGGCGAAAGCCAAGTTGCCGCAAGAACTCGCAAAGCTGCCCTCTAGCAAAGCAGGGGATGCATCATTCAACGAGGCAACCAATCTCGGTCAGTGCATCGAAAACGTGAAACGCCGCACGGAGATAAATCCCAACCTGCGTGAGGCATCGAGGAAGTACCGACTCAACACGATCATCTTTCTCGAAAAGACGTTTCCCAAGATCAAGACGATGAAGCCAAAGGAGCTTACGCCGATCAAGTGTGAGGAGTGGTTCACGTCATTGAAGGGGAAATACTCAGGAGCGTTGGTGAACAATGCCCTTGGCAGCCTTCGCATGATTGTGGACGAGGCCGTTAAAAGCGGTCTAATCCTGAGAGACCCGACGACCGGAATCAAACGGGCAAGGGTGAAGGCAAAGAACATGAGCCTTCCCTCAACTGCGGATTTCAAGCGGTTGGTTGCCGCAATCAGGAAGCCAAAGGACGAGAAAAAGCACAGCTACCGATCCGACGCAGCAGCCGACCTCGTTGAGTTTCTCGCCTACTCAGGTTGCCGCATAGCTGAGGCAAATGGCCTCAAGTGGTCTGACGTTCGTCGAGAGGCAAAGAACCCGACCATCTACGTCACGGGCAAGGGGGGTTATTCCCGACACATTCCAATCATCGCCCCGATGAAGGATCTACTTTCCAGACTTCCGGTGAAGGGTGATTACGTCCTACGGGTCAAAGAAGCGGAGCAATCACTTTCCCGTGCCTGTGGTGACATTGGCATTGAACGCATCACTCACCACGACCTGCGTCACCTGTTTGCCACGACTTGCATTGAGTCCGGTGTGGACATCCCTACCGTTTCCCGATGGTTGGGCCATAAGGACGGGGGCGTGTTGGCCCTCAGAACGTATGGACACCTTCGTGAGACTCATAGTGCAAGCGTGGCAGACAAGGTGAAGTTTTAGACCTTTGCCTCGGCCTTGGTTGCCTCAGAAGCAACATCGCTGAGAACGTCTTTCGATTCCGTTTCAGCAGATGCCTCGACGTGGGCAATCAGGTTTTTGATGTGGGTCAGTGCGCTTTCGAGTTCGGCTTCGGCTCCGGTCTCGATGCGCTGAAGGAAGGCTTTCGCCTCTACCATTGCATTACTCATGTTTTTTTGGGGTTGCCCTAGAGGATCATTCCACTAGGAAATTTTTGTTAATCTGCCTCTGAAGTGTCTTCGTAATTGAATGCGCCTTCGCATCCGCAATGTGGACAGTCTTCAGGCTCAACGTAACCACCTTCATCTGGGTAGTTGTCCTCGTATTGACCTGAGCGGTATCCGCGCACAAACGGATAGACCTTCACGTCCGTTTCCTCTTCGCACTCAGGGCAGGTCATGCCCTCACGATATGGACGGCTCATTCGACCTCCTCCGTTTCGACTGCCGCAATCCAAGCATCGTCCGGAAGGTCAAACTCACTGAGTCCACACCTTCTTCCAGCATTGAATGCAGCTATAACTCGATCTTCCACGGATGGAATAGAGTTGTCTGGGTTCAGCATCCTGATCCCTTCCGTATCCCAGTATTCTTTACCGTTCATGGTTAAGTGCTTGGTGGAAGTGAACAAACCGATCAACGGTTTCGGATACGAAAACAGCAGTGACTGCGAACAAGCACAGTATCGTGCAAATGCACAGTACCGAACCCAGCATTGGCAGCCATACATCCAAAAAGACGCACGTTGGGATTTCTTCTGTTGCTTTCATTATGATCGAAAGATGAATGAATCCGGAGCAGGTGAGGCATGATCCAAGATGGCGAGGATTTTTGCCGCACGTTGCTGCATTTTTTGGGCCTGACGTTGCAGCCTCATCACGGTTGATATGGCATCGGAATGAGGAACGTCGTGGATAAAGGCATAGCCTTCATTACTGCTAACGATCAGTCCTTCACTTGCCTCAGCAATCGAACGAAGTTTCCGTTTTGTGAATGTTGTGAGCCAGACGAGTTTATCGGCTGAAACCCAACCCTTGCCTCGAAGCAAAGCGATGACTGCATCGACTTGACCTCGTGTTGCCGTTCGTTCTTCTAGGACGAACTCTTCCTGCGTTGTTTGTGTTGTCATTGTGTGTGTGTGAGATGACTTGATGATGGTTACTTAAACCGTCGTTTTTAACAAGTCGTTTTTTGCCTTGCTTGGATTTCCCGAATCAACTCGATGAATTGATCCGCTGCCATTTCAGCGTACACCTCATAACTTTGCTGGAGCATATTGGTGACGTGGAAGAATTGCTGTGGCGATTCACGGAACTGACGATCCCACTCCATAAAAACCGACGCAATTTCAGACTTTGTGGCGTGGATCATTTTCCCTCCTTTAGCTTCTGGATCTCTTTCTTCAGCTTTTCAATCTCTCCAAAGTTGTATCCACTATCTTCTGCACCGACATTAAGGGCGCGATAAATTTGCTGCACCTCGTCGCGTAGGTAATGCAGGGAATACTCAATCGACTGAAACACTCGGCAAGTGGCGCAAGTCGGGTTAGAAGGTTCCGTGCTTTCAACGTTTGAGAAACCTCCATACCATTCTTTCATCGTTGCCCCGTCTTGGGTTTCCTCTGGCGTGGGGGCGTGACGCATAAGATCGTCTGCCTGCCTATCGAATCCGTTTTTACGCAGGAATGTAGCGTGATCCTTGAGGAGATCACGGAGCCTTTCGACCTCTTTCTCCTGCTCAATAAAAGCCTTCTTGAATTTTTGCGCCTTGGAAGCCTCGTCTCTGTAATGTTGATGATAGTTGGAAGCCTCGTTGGTTTTCTCGGCAAGTTCGCGTTCTAGCATTTCGCTTATTGTAAAATGCACCCAATCAGAGCTTATGCTTTCATGTCTTCGCAAACGGGCAGAATCCGTCATCGGCGTTGGTGTTGTGGAGGGGTTCATGTTATTTTTTCCGGTATGAAGGCCAATTGCACTCGGCAACACCTCCGGTTTCCTCGATACGGCTCGTGATGCTTTCACCCATCGACTCAAGAAACGCCGGCTTGGTTTGGTTTGAGATGAGAAGCGTGTCCTTTTCCGCTCCATATCTCCGGTCAATCAGATGCGTGAGCAACCGATCCTCCCACGGTGTTTCCCCTCTCTCCTGAGTTTCGTCGAGGATTAGAAGGCTTGGTTTTGCATATTCGGCAATGACATCCCTCTCGGTTTTCCCCGTCTGGTGAAACGACGCTTTGATGTCCAAAAAGAAATCCATCGTCGTTTTGTAGGTCACGCTACGTTTCTGGTATGCCGCTTGCTGAGCGCAGGAGGCTGCCAGTCGAGTTTTTCCAGTGCCTCGGCCCCCACATAGCGCAATGAGGAATCCGGAGCCAATTTTTGCCTTTAATCGAGTTTCCAACTTAATCCATGCCTCGCCCATCGGCTCAATTGCAGCCATGTGTTTCTCAGGAAGTCCCGACGCATCAAGGATTTGCTTTGCTTTGATAGCATTTTTTTTAGCTTCGGAATCCTCCCGTTCCTTCTCCCACTCCCTTTGACGGGCATCAATCTCCTCCTCAGTCAGCGAGAAGATCGAGAACTTGGGGAGGTGGTTCTGGATACTCTCTGGATCGTTTTGCATCTCTGTGGCTTGTGTGTGTGTGTGCATTTTTTGGTTTGTTGTTGTTGGGGAAAATCCCCCTCCATCCGTTTTTGATCGACGTTTCCACGGCCATGATTGCTTCCGAAAGGCTCAGGTCTTCGAGATCCTTCAGGAGGCGTTTCTCAGCCAGTGGGGTAAGTTTGTTTCTGATCTGCTTTCTGTGTGTTCTGAACTCTTCCCAGATATTTCTGAAGGTCGTGCAATCCAACTTTTCCGGAAACACCGGAGCAGCTTGCTGCGCTTTCTTCTCTGTCTCTACCTCTGTCTCTGTCTCTCTCTCTCTCTCTGTCTCTGGGATAGCAACTTGATAGCAGCCTGCTAGCAACTCGAAGAAACCACTGGAAATCAACGGCTTAATAGCATCCTCAATTTCCTTCCTCGAAATCCGCAAACGGAACTCCAATTCGTCCGTTGTTGCATCAAATGAACCATCTGGTGATTCACTCGCAAGCAACCAGAGCAGGGGTGCTAGCCCCTTGCTAGCAAGCGGCAACGACATGAAATCCCGATTGTTCAGGAGATCACGATGCAACTTGATCCAAGGAGGGCAGCGATCCTTGTAGTGTTGGAATTTCTCCCAGCCCTTTGGACGCAACTTCATAACTCGATCTTTCCGATGCAGACCTCGATGTGAGAATCCTCACCGATTGCAGCGTAGGTTTTTTTCACCAACTCGACGCAAATCTGACTGTCGTCCACCCAGAACGCCGAAAGGGAATCCTTGAGTGGCTTGATCAGATTATCCGTGTCGGGCCTGACCCAGCACGGTTGTCGGTTAGGGTTCTTTTTTCCAAGCCGCTGCGGCCTTGGCATTACGAACTCGACGGCAAGTATCAATGGGCCGCTCAAGGCAGTTTTAGGACGGTGTGGCCTAGCCAGTGTCGCAATCAACTGCTGGTAGAGTTGAGCATCCTTGGTCTTGAAAAACCTTGGTTGCCCACCTCGCACAGTCAGACGCTTTCCGGAAAACTGCAATGACTTGGGTTCAAGTGGAACCGTAAACGAAATCATCTCGATTGGGAAATTGTCGCTCATCGGCTTAAACCCTCCAGACTCGAACGTATCCGTTTCGTCCCTCTTCCTTTCTGCTAACGCATTTGATCTTTTTGCGCCGAAAAATACTGATCGCAGTATTCCGACTTTCCGCAGGGATGACGAACGAATCACCCGCTTCCATCTCGTCGATAGTCGCAGAGTAATCAGTCACACCCTCTCGGTAGATCGTTGGTATCGTCACTCCCTTTTCAATTGTAAGTTTGCTCATCGGTTACTTGTCCTTTTTCTTTTTGATTGTTTTCGCACCCTCTTTGACTTCGACGCACTTGGCCTCAGTCAATCTCCCCATCACAAATAGTTCTGCATCGTCCAACTTGCACTGCGTGGCAGCGGCAACGGACTTGATTAGTTCAGGCAATGAAGGCTTGCAGCACTCCATGAACTGATTCCTCCCAAGCACGTCACTCAATGATTCAGATGCCGCTTTCGGATCAGTCACAGTCTTGGTCTCACGGCCACGGCTCAACGTGTATCCCTCAACACTATCCGGATCATTCTCAAGCATCGTTCGAGCAATCTCCTTCATGTCGGCAAGCCAATCACGAGCAGCCTTCTCTTTGTCCAAGAAGATGCGCCACTGACTAGGTGTCCATTCGGTCGGCAACGGGAGATTTCGCAACTCAATCGTCATCTCACTACGCACCCACGAATGGTATTGCTGGCAATGATCTTTGAACGGGCAGTATTGGCATTGTTTCACGCCAGCACTCCGGTTCGTTGGTGGTGAATCAATCGCATCCTCAACGATCTTACGGACGTGCGCTTTGGCCTGAGCCAAAGACTCCTCCGGATAAACCGTGAGAGGCACGGAGTTCGACACCATCGGTTGTATGATGCCAACGCTAATTGTCGCCCTCGATCCAGCCTCGATGTGATTTGCCAACAATGTAGCCAATCCACGGAGTTGAAGGTTTCTAGGTGACTCGACCTGCTCACCATACAACGTCTTGAAATCCAGAATCAGGATGTCTCCCGATTCGGTCACAGCAACGATGTCGGGCTTTCCGCTATATTGATACTGACCCTTGTCGCCCCATTTCTCAGACCAGAAACGCTTCTCAACGCAAAGGATGGTGTAGTTTCTGCCACTCGACCATTGGTCGATAGCATTTTGGGCCATCCGCTTGCACTTGTTGAATGTCTCCAAATGATCCGGATGGACAGGAGATGTCCTACCCTCCAGAAACCATTCGGCTAAGTGATTGTGAACGACATTTCCGTATTCGGCATAGTCAGCCTGCTTCTCATCAAGTTTCTCCATCAGGCCGAGTGACCTGACGGAGTTGAACTTGCCGAGGCAAAGCGACAACGACTCAAGGGAACTGCACGAAGGCATTCCCATACGCTCGTCTATAACGTGATTCGTCATGGTCTAGTCCTCCTTGTCGTGGAATAGATCGACCAATATCAGAAAGGCATAACCGATGATAATGCCTGCTACCAAGATGCAGAATTTCTCGATCATTTGTGTGCCTCGATTAGGTCGCTAAAACTTGGATAGCCGACTATGCCTAGTTCGACTTCAACACGACGAAGACGTGCTGAAAGCGATTGATAACCCTCGATCAAAGAACGTGGATCAAATCCATCTCCGGTCTTTGGTCGCCCGACCCGTTGATTCTTCAACTCAAGAAACGAGGTGTAGATCATGTAACGCAATTGCGACACACCAACATCAATGCCGAGATCACTAGCAATCTGCTCGATGATGTCGTTGTGTTTATTCCGTTTGATGAACTCCTGATTGTCCTTGATCCACTCGTAAAGAGCAGCCTTTGAGGCAAGGGGAAGATGAACGCTCATGGTTAGGAAAGGGATAGGACTTCAGCCTTTTCTTCTGCCAGTTCACGAAGACGAATCTCTTCCATCTCCTCCGGTGACGGGCCACGCTTTGCCATCCCAGACTCTTCTGCCTCACGAGCAGTGATCAGTTTCCGTGCTTTTTTTGGCTCAGGAATCGGAACCGCTGAAACTGGCGCACCCATAGGAATGTCGTCATCTCCATGAATCGAATCCACCACTTCAACGGCATCATCAAAAACCGGAGCCGATGTAGTCACAACAGACTTTGCTGCAACATCACGAACCTCATCCTCGTCATAGATTCCGGAGAATCCAAACGCCACACGGCTGCACTGCATCAGTGCCTTGTGCCGCAGCATTCGACGTGGGGACTTGTTCCAAGGATCGGTATTCCGATGTGTCTCGCTATAGAACTCAGTCACCTTGGTCGGACGTGAACGATCCTTACGATAGATCGAAGCAGTGCAAGAATACGGCTTGCCGTCCTCGCCATCGACGTACTCAAACTCAACGCCATCAAACTGCGGATGATCATTGACGATACGAATCCATCCATCGACCGATACCATCGGAGCAATCCCTCCACCTTTCGCAGGAAAAGCATATAGCTCCTTGGTAAAGGGATTAAGACCGTATTGATTCGCCACGACGGTCAACGCCATGACTTCCTCATTGGTCGCACCCTTGAAGACTGTGGACTTCAACGTGTGAAGCAGCTTCTCAGGATCTGCCTGTAGTCTCGCAGCCAATACGGTCAAGGCACTCGCCTTGTTAGCTACGGTTTGGGTTTTTTGTTGCGTCTGAACGCTCAGTGTGTTCATGTTTCTGTGTGTGTGTGAGCATCTACTCGTTGTTCACCAATTGAAGGGCAGGGGTTTAACGACCTCTGCCTTTCTTTTTGCCGCCGCTACTATCAGCAACGGAATCACGGCAAAATCTTTCTAGTTCCACTAAGGGAATGATCTTGTGACGGAACTGAGGCAGCGGCCTCAAGTCACCACGATGGATCAACTTCAAAACGGAATCCTCATGTTTGAATCCGAGGATCTGGGCTGCCTCTTTCGTCGTGTATCCCAGCTTGGGTAAATCACGAACTCGTTTAGGCAACGAAGGCGTAACATTCGGCATCTGTTCAACAATTTCGTGTTCTGTTTCCGTAACAACGTCCTGAATGTCCGGAGAAGTGACTTTCAACTTAGCTTTTACAATGTTGGTTTCCATAGTTGGGTGACTTAAACCTTTGAGTGTTTTTTTAAGAGTTGGAGATCAGCCAACTTTCTTTCCAGAACCTGAACCGGATTTAATTCTGCGTTTTCCAGCTTTTTCAGCGTTTCTCTTCGCAGAGGCACGTTCAGCTTCACGAGTTTCTTTGGCGATTGTTTCATATTCCGTAGGGGTTAGATCATAGCTTCTTACCGACTCGGTGAGGGTATCCTCAACAAAGTCAGTTATGGTCTTCCTCTGGGCCGCAGCAGCTTTACGAATCAAGGCATTGAGCGTTCTAGGAATATAGAACGACAGAACCTTGTGGTCGGGAGCGTGTTGGTTAGGCATGAGGATCGGGGATATGAATACCGTTACACCTTAAACCTCGCAAGAAAAAAGATGCAGTCAACTGGTTTTTTTATATTGTTTAAATGTTGTATTACCTGCGACATCAATCGAGCAAGCACATCGTAGCATACCGCTAGCATTGTGATTGCAATATGATCGAAGCATTACACCAACGTAACAGTGCTTCTACTATAGCATTGAGCCCTTCCGCTGCCCCCACCCCCCCACTAAGGAATCTCTTAGGACGGTGCGAAAAGCCGCAGGTCAGCCGTCCCCCCGACGATTTTTCGTGAATGCTCAAAAATTATGTGTCCCACGCAAGGCAGTTCATGGCAGTTCATTGCTTTTGGGTGGCAGCTTTGAGTTGCACTACGACACTTCCTGTCACCGGACTGGGGCGAAAAAGGCAAAAAAAAGCAGGAGTCAGAGAGACGTTAATCTCTCCAACTCCTGCTCCCATTTCGCACTACACTAACAATCTTTTTCTAATGTTTGGATGCCATCTCCTTGAACCTTTCAACACGACCCTGATGAACAGCCTCAGCGTATTCCATCGACGGGGCATAGAATGAAAGCACAGGGACAGAGTTAAAGACTTCGCTACTGATAGCCAACTCACCATCCTTATCCACTTCGACCGGAACAACCTTTGTACCCCACAACTCCGGATGAACCGAATTATCTTCGGCTATTTTTGCCATGTTTTTGGGGAACCCGACAAATATAGAGGTGATGAGGAATTTGTTTCCGACTTCATCCTCTACCACATCTTGACCAACCAAATGCTTTCCAGTTGTAGCACCCAATGCCTGCATCATCAGAAACATCGGATGCTCCACACCTTTGAAGGGTAGAATTTTCACAACCCCTCTGTCATTGAGGGTATAGAGATCGAATAAATCTTTGCTCATACTTTAGTAATCCTCGTCAATCGTCTCCCCGATTTCGATCAGTTCACGGTATCCATCGGTTCCATGTTTCGACCATCCGCAGTAACAAAGGCTGAGACCCTTGTGATCGCCGCATGAATCACAGACATAAGCACCGCAGCTTCTGTCGATTCTCTGTGGGTAGTATGAACCGCAACTGCACCGTTCGGGCTTTTCACGACCACACTCAGGGCAGTGACCATCTTTCCCAAAAGGGACTTCACATCGTTCGCAAGTTTTAACGCTCATGATAATTTCTTGGCTAGGTTGATAATTCTGGAAGCTAGAACTTCCATGTTGCATTTATTGCAGCACCGTCCGGTTGCACTAAGGGGTGCTGGATTGTTTCCATACTTGTTTTCGCAGGGTTTCCCGCAGATGACGCAAGTCGGGTTGGTGTTTGGTATGCTTACGTTTAGTTTGATTCTCATTTGAATTTGATTCCTATGGCATGATGTCCATTGCGGTCATATACCTGTGTTTCAACGTCGTGACTCACCTCTTCGAGATCGCACAAGCAATCCTCGATGATCATTTCCATCTTGAACTTTGCAGCGATTCTTAGACCTGCATACAAGTTCGTAACCGATGACGTTTGCCGTCCCGTCCTCTCACTACGCAAGGGGATGGACACATATCCGTCACGATGCAGCTTTAGAGGAAGCCAATCCTCTAGCCAAAGAACGCCATCGTCCGTTATGTCCGGAGTGCATCCGGAGCTATCTTTAAGGGAAACCAATCCGGAAATCTCATCCCTCCAAAAGGAGTGACTTCCGTTTGTGCCACGCAAGATGCGTGTCCAAGAGTATTTTGGTTTTAACATAGGTTTTGGTGGTTGCGGTTTAGTTCCAAATAAGGGCTAGGAAAATTCCAACGATGAATGCTTCAACAAACAGAAGTTGTAGAACCATTGAGGCAAGAAATAGAACGGGTTTCATCGGCTTAAACCCGTGAAGGTTGGTTTAACTTTAGGACGCTTGCCGTATGCAATGGTGAGATCGACTTTCTCAGAATCAGAAAGCCCATTGTAAATCTCGTGCTGCATAGCCAAAGGCAGTGAGAATATGCCATTCAGGTCAACCATCCCCTTAAATGGAGATGTAGGGTCTGACGCTATCTTGATGAGATTGATCCAATCTTGGACATCTTCAGGTTTTAGTTCTTCTGCGCTCATTGTGTGTGTGAGTTAGTGTGTGTGTTGTTTGTGACCAACGCCGCACCCCTTTCGGGGTGGCAGCTTTGATCGGGATTTTTGTTTAGCCAACGGTCGCAAGCCTACGGGCAAGGACATCGGCAACTTTGGTTGCGGTCTCACGGGTGATCTGTTGATCAAATCCGTATTCTTTCATCGACTCAGTAACGTCAGTGGTTCCGACATAGAGGCCGATTGTGTAGACCCCATGCTCGTGAAGTTGTTTCACTGGTATCGGGCCATCGGTGATCTGGGCATCGGTGTAGACCAGAGCAATCTTTGACTTGGCAATCTCTGCCATGTGCTTGGGGAACGTGTGGACAAATCCTTCCGAACCTTGCAGCGAATGGTTGTGACGGCATTGGTCAATATCCTTTGCCGTAGCACTCCCAAGATCGAATGTGTGGAAAGCACCACCGCAAGCTGAGAGATAAACCTTACCGGTAATAACTCCGGTCTTGGCAAGATCACGAAGAGCGTAGAGCAGCACTCGACCCTCTGAATCGTGCCGAATCCATTCCTTGCCGTCGGCTGATCTACGAATCCGTCCACCCATCGAACCGGAGCAATCCATCACGATTGAAATGTGAGGAACGCCACGATTGTTGTTGCGCTTGACCGTGTACGGATTGACTGGCGCACCGGAAACGATCTCACGCATCCGGAGCCTACGGGAAGGTGACGAAGACTTCTGCTTGCCAACCCCCATCTTGGAACGGAAGGCAGAACTAAGCATGGATGCAATCCGTGCAGCGTCTTTCTCCTCAAACGACCGACGATCAACACCCTTTGCACCGTCACGCTTTGGGCCTGACGGAGTAGCATGGGATGGTTCGTATTTGCCCTGCTCGAAGTTATTAACCTCTTCACCGTCTTTCGGGTCACAGATACTGTCACCACTGCCTGCTCCGTGACTTGCATCACCCTCGGTATCCTTACCTCCCTTTTCCTCACCGGAGGGGCTTTTGGCACGTCCCTTGGAAGATCCTTCCGGATCGAGGATCATAGAGTCGGACAGATCGCCACCATGAACACCGCTGCCGACTGGATTCTCACCCTCAGCCTTCTCAGGAAACTCCTTGAGCCAATCAACAAGAACCGGAACCAAGTCCAACGTGGTGGCTGCTGAAACAAACCGACGATAGAACCTGCCGATCTTCCTAGCTAACTCACGGGTCATCGGATCGGAATACACACCACGCAACTTAGGGTTACGAAGTGCGGATACGTTGTAACCAGTGCCAGTAATCTCGCAGTGAATGAATGCCAGAAGAATCGACTTGGGATTGCTGATGTCGAAACTTCCGTCGTTCCATTTCAACCAACCAAACTTCTTACGATATTTGGTGCGGTAGGCGTATTCGATTCTGGCATCCTCAGCCAGATTCCACAGATTGAATGGGATGCCATGCAACTTCTGCTGATCACTGATTGCACGGTGGTCACGTTCAGTCATGATGGAGTGCATCCATTCATGGAGATAGATGGCCTTGGTGATTCCCAGCTTGTCGCCAGTCTTCAGGTCATCGTGAAGAGCCCACGCACCTTCATTGAGGTAGATGAAATGCTCACTACCGTCGTGAGTCCAGCAACCCGTTTTGGTTATACGGGAGAGAGTTGGGATGAAGTTGAGTTGATACCGCTCATTCGCACCTCCGTCTGAAACGTACTGGGTGCGTGTCTTGATGTGCAGGTTTTGCACTGCCGTCTTGGTGCGGCGGGGTAGTCGTAGTGACATAGTTGTGTGTGTGTTGGTGGTTGCGGCTTAGCCCCAGATGGACTTGATGACCGATTTGACTTTGTTGATCTGCTCAGTTTCGGGACGACCATTAAGGTCGATGCCAACGTAGGAATAGATGCCTTCCTCGACGGCTGCCCCGATGTCTTTCTTGTCATCGGATTTGGCAATCGAAATTGCCCTCTCGATGGTGCGGTACGTTGGGCAATCCTCGATATACCCATCTGCCTTGAGGACGCTCATCTCAGTCCAGAACCGTGTAAGCTCATTGGCGACCGACTCACGGAACTTAGCACCCTTGACGTAACCGAGGACGACGCTCTTGAAGTCATCAGCAGTCAGGTGAACGTAGACCATGACCCAACGTGTCTTCATGGCTGGATCGGGCGACTCGATCTGGAACTGACCTCCGACATTGGTCGTTCCAACGATTGCTAGATTCTCAACTGGGCATTCGACAACCTCTGGGATGAGGTTGCCATGACCGTCGTCAATCGGCTTGTCCGAGCAGAGACGGTAGACCTTGCTGCCGTCTGGTTTTGTAACCGGAGAGAGGAAGCCAAGCAGGGCATTCATCTCACGCTGCGGCGCACGGTAGATTTCATCCAGAAGCAGGAGAACCGACTTGCCTGCCGCTGCCATACGCACCGCATAGGTGACTCGACCGTCAACCCAACGGGAGATCATGCCACCGCTCTTAGGGCAACTCGTGAGGATGTTACCTCCGAGAATGTCACGGGCCTCGATGCCTTGGTGGCAGCTTTGTTCGATGAACAGATCGAATTTGGACTCGCCCCACTTGCGGGTGGTGTATGTCTTGCCAGCAGAAGGATCACCCATAACCAGCACCGGATAAGCTGAGTTCTTAGGTTCGCAATACTGTTGCATGGCCTGCTCAACAGGGTTGGCTCCGGTCGATGGAGTCGGAGAAACAAGGGCTGCCTTGATCCTCCTGACCGTCGTTACTGACGTTGACTTGTCTGCCAACGCTTTCTCGACCTTCTCCATAGTTGCCTTGTAGATGGCATCGGTTCCCTGACTCAGTTCCAATGCTGCCCGTGACTGGTTCGTGGCATTTACCACGTCTCGACGCATTGCATCGAGCAGATGCTCCGTTGAGCGTTGTGCCTTGGCTCCGACGGTGGCAGCTAGTTTTTCGGAGTGTTCGCCAGTAACGATAGCATTCACGATGCTTTCGACTGGGATGTCTACGTCGAGACTTTCGATCATGGCCTTGACCTGACCAACGGTGCAGGGCATCGAATCGGGATTAAGTTTAGCTGTTGTTTTCATGTTGTGTGTGTGTGCTTGTTGTTGGGTTGGAATGGATTAACTAACTAGGGTTGCTTTCGCTTTGATGGTTTTGATGGTGGGAGACGGAAGGAATCCGGAAGCACCAAAATCCAGCAGCAGGTAGAAGAAGTCCTGCGGCTTTTCTTCGACTGAATTGTCTCCAAAAGATGCAATCCATTTATTGATGTGCTTGGTGGTCGTTGGTGAGAACCAAGCTGATGTCCGATAAACCCTGCCCTTATAGACGGCAGCAACCGGAGTATCATAAGAGATAAGAACCACTGTTCCGTCGGGAAAGGTGGCTTGTCGTTGATTGGAACCGATAGAAGTAGTGTTCATAATGTGTGTGCGAATGGGGTTGCTTAAACCTTACCACCTCACCGTCTAGCTTGTAGACGGGAGGCAGGTTAGTGGCTTGTTACCGAACTTTGACCTTGAGTTTGATGCCCTCGGTCTTGGTGGCAGCTTTCTTGCCTACGACTTTCTGCATGATCTCAGCAGCTTTCGCAGGGGTGGAGCCGTTCACGGCAGAACCGATAACGGCAGACATGATCTCTTGCTTGAGAGCCTTGTCCGTAGTGAATGCCAGTCGAATAGCTTCAGCCAACGACTCGCTATCGAAGTCAACCTCAGTGAGGGTTAGCTCATTGTTGTCGATCATCTCGTAGATCACCGCTTTAACCGCATCTTTGAGTTCGGTGGTGGCAGCTACGTCTTTCTTTTTTGTGTTACTCATTGTGTGTGTGCTTGGTTGTTCACTCTGCATTGGCATATTGGTTGCGCCTTTCCTGACTTGTGACAGGCAGCAAGTCCATGCGGACTAACTGGTTGCATTACCCATGCCCAGCCATAAGGTGAACGGGTTCGGGTGGCAGCTTTGTATTATTTAATGCCCCGAAGTATCGTTTAATCTACCTATGCTGGGTGGCCCCCCTACTTTTGAATCAGTAGGCCGAGCCTGATAGTTGCGTGTTGGCCGTTCACTGCCAGAACTGAATTTGTCGCTCGTCTATTGGCGTTGGGGTAAGCCTTGCTATCCCAGACCTCGACTACACTCGCTCAACCCCCTCGTTCTAAAGGTTTGCAGGATTCGTATGACTCGGACTCAGTGGGTAGGCTTATTCGATTTGCCTTTTATCGTTAGTCCGTCCTGCGGGTGGGCTCCAGTGAACCTTGACCGCTCAACTATGTATTTCAAAGATCAGTGAGGAATGTCTTACCTCGATGATTCAAGACTACTGGGTTGCTTAAACCTTAGCAACAAAAAAAGCACCTTTTTTAGGCCGATGCTTAACGTGTATTAAGTATTGATGTAAGGCCAATTGGGGACATCCCAGAGACCCATGATTTCATTGTCATACAAAAACAGGTAGGAACCACTACACCTAGATGGTGGCAGCTTCTCTGACCACAACCCCTATTGTAAAATTGACACCCCCCTAAAATTGAATCTGCAACGCATCCGTGTTGCTTAACCCATCTAAATCATGCCTACCAAGAAAGCATCCGGAGCCGCTAAGGGTTCCAAAAAGGCCATCAAAAAGGCCGTCGTCAAGCGCAAGGCTCCCTCGAAGAAGCCTGCTGGTCGTAAGCCCAAGCAGCGCAAGAGTGAGTCGCGCAACGCCTACCGCAGCCGTCTTCGTGACGCAGGTCATGGCGCAGGTGCTGACCACAAGTAAGCCTTAATCCGATTCTGGACGGCCCCTGAGTTTACGGGGAATGAGTTTGGGGGTCGTCCGGTCGGGTTGCGGTTGAATCTAGTTCCCTACGGCACGGAGTCGTTAATTCCGAAAGATCCAACATGGCAAACAAACTCCAAGAAACACTGCGCTCATTGTCTGAGTTGGCAGAAAAACACGAGGAGATCACCGTAGCATTCAGTGCAGGGAAAGATTCCCTAGCAGTAATGGAGCTATGTTCTAGGACGTTTAAGAAGGTTTCTGCCTTCTACTTTTTCGTTGTTCCTGACTTAGAAGTCACCAATCGGTATATGCGGCTTGCCCGTGATAGATGGAATATCAAGGTTGCCGAATACCCGTCCGATGGATTCTGCATGGCACTAAAGACGGGGCTATATTGCAACCCATCTGAGGCATTTGCCAACTATGAGGAACGGAATCTGAAAACCGTTTATGCCCAGTCGCTTTATGTAACCACTGGAAACATAACTGGACTCGTTGCAACTGGGATGAAAGCAGCGGATGGACTCAAGCGCAGGCAGTTCTTTGCCAATATCGACCCAGCAAACGGAGGAGACCCGTTCTGGTCACAGGTACACCACCCGCTGAAGAGGTGGAACAAGCAGGAGGTTTTGGATTTCCTGAAAGATTGCGACATACCAATTCCTCCCACTGCCAAGGGAACCATCACAACCGGAGTTGGATTTGCACACGATGAGTTGTGTTTTCTACACGATCAATATCCGGATGATTTCGACAAGATGGAAAAGCTATTCCCGTACATAAGATCAACCATTTACCGGAGGAAATATCATGGAGTCGAATGACGAAAAACCAAAGAAGCGCAAGAAAGACGAGACGTTGAAAGCAGACCAACTTGATAGGTCTACCGCTCATCAGTCAAAGTTCCAAACATTCACCACAGAGTCGGTACATCGTGCCGACATGAAGGGAGCCCCGTATAATCCAAGAAAGATCAGCGACGATGCCAAGAG